GGGTCTTGGGCTCACCTGGAATACGTTTACAACCACGGCTTTATTGCCGTCTTCAGTATTGAGCCCTTCGAAGCGCATCCAGTAGCTTTTCGACGCTTCCGTCATGGCTGAAATCTTCGTTTGCGCCGCGTAGGAGTAAGATATCTCCAGCACGTCGTTTTCGGCGATATTGGCGACAGCGCCGCGAGCGGTCTGTTCAACGTCTGTCAGGATATTGATCGAGCCCACTTCGGCGTTGAGCGTGTAGTTTTTATCCACTTCATACGTGACCGGTACAGCGTCGTCGGACTTCACCACTACGGTGGACACTTTGAGATGAGCCAGCGCCACGGTCTTGCCGAGATAGGCGATCACCTGCTCATCAACGGCGCTGCCGGCGACCACCGGCGTAACCGAGGCGCGCTGGGCCAGTGCGAGGTTTGCCGTGTGCAGCGACTCCAGTGTGGCGGAGAAATTCACCTTTGTTTCTTTAACCCGCCGCTTATCGACTCCTCGCTGACCGGTCTGAGATTCCTTATGCTCCTCGATGGTCTCGGAGATGCTGAGTTTCAGGTCCGGCACGTTGGCCAGAGGAAGAAGCCCTTTTGCGTTGCCGGTCACGGAGTCCTTTTCGCCGATTAATACGACCCCCTGTCCGGAGTAAAATTTTGTTGTAATGATGTTTTGCGCGGGCATGTGTGCCTCCTTTTTCGTTGTCCGTCGTCCGTGTCCGTGTCCGTTAAAACCCGAAAACCGCCTTCACGGACACGGACAACAGCTTTTACGTTATCCCCAACTCCGTCAGCTTCTCCCGAAGCCGTTCTTCGCCCACCGGCGCGGACGGGCTGGTGGTGGTAAACACGATGTCGTACTCCCAGATCCCCTGTTTCTCCTCCACGAACTCGTCTCCGGCGTACTCGAACCGGGAACAACCCGGGATCTGCCAGCCGGTGAGGATCAGCCGCGCTGCCTCCAGAAAGAGCAGCGCGTCCCCTTCGAACCTGGCCACGGCCCGGATTGCTATCCTGGGGCGCCGTCCCTTGTCGGGGTCGCTCCCGGCGTAGTGGACCAACAGCGCCCCGCGCGGATGACGGAGCCGGTAATCGCCCGGTTTATCCGGGAAGGTCGCGATTTCAAGGCTGGTTATATAGGCCTTCAAACGGTCGGTAACTTTAATAACGATCTCGTGGACGAACATCAGAATCCCTTCAGGCTGTCTTTGGTGAATACCGGCTCCGGAGTGGTGAACTTCGGGCAGTCCGCTGGCGCCTGGGTTACGTTATCCTCCGAAGCGCCGAGGGTAACCGTGCCTTTGGCGATACTCTCAAGCACCCGAACCGCCGCATTGTATCGGTCTGTGCGCACCTTGGGAGGTTCCGAATCGCGCCGTGAAAACAGGTTGTAGATACTTATATCCACCGCCAGCTTGTTGATGATGGGAGGTACCGGCGCAAACGGCACGTCGCACCGTTTGCGGCAGTACCCGTCAATCTCGCTCCCGGCGTCGGCTATCGCCTTGTCGACATTTTCCATGTCGACCGCTCCGGTCAGGTCATCATCGGTAAGTTGAATAATGACCGCCTCCGGGAGCTGTTTATTGATCTCGCTTAGTGTGCAGTACGACACTGTAATCTCCCGAAGGGGACAGGCCCTTTACAACTCAGAGGGCCTGTCCCCTTCACTTCTACCTTACGAGGTCACCGTGGCGTCGCAGATGCCGTTGACGTTCGGAATCGGGAACGGCTTGGATTCCGCCACCAACTGGAAACCGCTCGGGTTGTCGGTCTTGATCGGCTTAACGAAGAAGGGCAGCGGCTGGAGGTTACCGTCCAGGTCGTCTATGGCGCAGAAGGGCATCTGGTGACCGGCGTCAAGGGCAATCATCTTGCAGACCTTTGCCCCCACGACCGGAACCATTGCCTTGGTCTGCGGGTTGTAGTACTGCTCATCGCGCGGCTTGACCAAGTAACCGCCGACGTTGATCCCCTGATCGGTGATCTCGACCCTGAACTGCGCGGTGGACACGAATCCCTCAGTCAGAGAGAACAGCGCGTTGTACGCTGTCTCGCCTGCCCAGGCCTCGACCCGTCCGCCGTATCCCTTTTCCTTCAGCTTCTTGTGCATCCCCCGCAGCGAGAGGAAAACGTCCTTCAGTTTGGCGTCGGCGGCGTCCCACTTCTTAGCCGGGGTGTATGCCTGGATGGCGCCGAAATCCACCTCGTAGGTTTCGAAACCGCCCCCTTCCAGTTGCACGGGCCACTGGATCTTGCCGGTGATGGCGACACAGCAGAGCGCCTCGGTGGTGGCGCGGACGGTGCGACGTAAGATATCGGTTTTTCCCTGCGCCCAGACCGAAAGAGACGCCTGGTCCCCCATGAGCACCCTCAGGTTGTTAAGGTCGGCGCCAGTGACGCCAATATCGGGACGAATAGGGAACGGCTCATAGAAACCGGTCGATGCGGTGCCGCCGGCAATGGTGATGGAGCGTCCGCCGCGTCGGGCCAGGGGCATAGCTTTTGCCACGGCCTGCAACAGGTCGGCGCCGATGAGCGCCAGCGGCTGCTGGGGACGGACGGTAAAAATGGAGTCCATGACCGGCGTCTCCAGGATCGGAAGCTCGGTCAGGTAGCGGATGATGGCCTCGCGGGTAAACAGGCCGCGGATGTTGATGAAGCCGAACGTGAGGAGCGGCAGGGCGTTCAGGCCGTGATGGCTGTCGGCCGCCATGGCCGGAGCTCCGGGAAAAAGAACAACGGCCAGCAGAATGAGGCCGAGCCAGACTGAGAAAATGGCGAAAAAACGTTTCATGATTGGGTCTCCTGTAGGGGCGAATCTCGTATTCGCCCTGGATTCCGGGCGATCACAACGATCGCCCCTACGGTCAATGAATTTCCTGTGAAGGTTATTTCGGGAAAATCCCCTTCTTCTGCAAGAGCATCAGCAATGCCGCCGAAGGCGCCGCCTTGGCGGTCTTGCCGACCTTGAGAACCGTGCCGTCCACCGTGCCGTGGCCCACATACAGGCCGGACGCGCTGTAGGCGGTGTCCGTTTCCTCGTCCAGGACACCGTCCACGGCGGTCACATAATCGGCGGTCACGTCGGTCTCATTGACAACGTTGGCGTTGAAGGTCACGGCATAGGCGCCGGTCTTGTAATTGATGGTGCCGCTGCCTCCCGCGCTCCCGGTCAGCCGCCCGCTTCCGTCATCGGCGAATGTCTCCACGCCGTCGGTAACGGCCAGCGTGCCGGGCTCCACCGGATACGACGTGAGAGTCCCGGTGAACGCCTTGGTTGCGCCGTCGCCGGTCTCGATTACCTCGTCGGCCGCTTCGGCCAGAGCAATCAACACGCCCGATGCGTTACGGGTTAGCACGAGTCCTGTCGGATATACGCCGTCCGCTGCCGTAAGCTTGCCGGACAACACCACCGGGTCATGACCGGGGACCTGCGCGCGTTCCTCGTCTCGGGAGAAGCTCCCGACCTTTCCGTTGATGGTCATTTTAAACCTCCTGTATTCGGGCAATCACGAGGATCGCCCCTACGATTTATACGTGTTTCGCCAAGTCCGCCGGTATTGCGCCCTGCTGAGAGGCCGGGTCGTAATGGCCGCCGCCCAGCTCGCCGAACTCGATGACCTTGGGCATGGCGTTGAAAAGGTCCCGCAGGATGTCGGCAGGCGCCTTGGTCTGTTTAGCTTGGCCTTCACCGAATTCAATGGTGTCGCCCTCGGTGATGCCGCAAGCGAAGTCCAGGGAGGCCACAGCCGCCGCCTTGTTCACCGGCAGAAGTTTTCCTCCCTTCACCAGCCCTTCGGCAAAGGTCACATTGCCTTCATGGATACCTGCGTTCGCCTCTACTTTCAGCGCCTCTTCCCTCTGTTTCAGTTCCGTCTCTTTGGCGGCAATCTGCTCGGCCGTCATTGCCATGGCTCCCACCTCCTTGTTCGATTCAGCGAACGCCGGTTCCGGCGTCGCTTCGGTTTTTATCTCGGGCCGCAGGGCCTCTTCCTGGACCGATTCGATATCCCATTCGGGCAGGGCCGCTTCGGCGTCGTCCGTTCCGAATTTTTCGATAAGCTTGTTCTTCAGGCTTCTGAGGAGGCGGGCGATGGTCCGGTCGCTCCAGTCGCCCAGCTCGATGATGCCGGTTTCCCCATCCGCGAACGAGACGGTCCCGAGCCCCTTCACCGCGGGCGGCATGGCCCCGAGAAAACCGAGATGGCGCGGGTAGTAGACGCCGGGTACCGGGTTGCTCGGGCTGTCCGGCTCATAGAGGGACAGTGACACCCGGTTGAACTTCCCGGAGTTGACCGCCTCTGAGAATGCCGGGTCTACCTGGTGGAGCTCACCCATAAGGAACCCTTCGGTAAACTCGGCAATCCCGACCCTGCCGTAGGCCGGGTCGTCGTGTTTCGGATGGCCGATAACTATCGGGGCCGCGTAGGTCTCCGGATTGTACGCCGCGGCCGTGGCCTGAAGCATCGCCTCGGTGAAAGTCACCACCTTGCCGTTCATGGCCGTGAACCTGCCGGGCTTAAGCATCCTGATTCTCTTCTTCATGCGGCCTCCTGTTTCCGGTCCACCATACGGGCGGACGTGGGGAAGTGATAGTAAAGGGCTTTATAAAATCAGGATCGAGGTTCGAGGAGCGAGGACAACCCTGGACTTAGTTTTTTGCTTGCCTCGTCCCCCGGGCCTCAACCCTCGGTGCTGCCTTAACCCAAAACCCCATTTAAACCATCTTTAAATTTTGTCGTGCCGCGTCGGAATCGCCGACGGCTACCTTTGCCTGTCCAGGAAAATCAAAACGCCTTACAGGGCAAATTTCGAGGTTTGTGATTTTCGAGACCTGCCAGGTTTGTGAAACCTGGCAGGTCTTCTTTACCCGGTTGCCTTTTCGATATGCCTCTCCACGATCTCGATGATGCGCAGGCGGTCCTTTTCAGCCAGCCGCATGCCCGTGCCTTCATTCATGGCCAGATACGGCCGCGCCGGGATCCTGGTCTTACGACCCCGGCCCGCGGTCAGACTTCCGAACTGGTGGACCCCGGCGTACTTTATCTCCCCCCCCGCGCCTATAATCACCTGGTTACGCTCCGCCTGGTAATGGACCGTTCGGCGCAGGTCGCCGCTCTCCACCAGCATCTTCTTGTTCGTCAGGTATTGCCGCCCCGCCTTGGCCAGGTGGCCGCTCTTCTTCAGCCGTTTCCCCTTAGCCAGTCCCATCCCCAGGGTAACCGCGGAAAGTCTGGGCCATGGCCGCCCCTCGGGATCGCTTTCGGCCGAGAAGTTCTCAAGGACCCGCCTTTCATAGTATTGGCCGATCTCGTGCATGGCCGGAGACATATCGCCAACCTTGGCGGCGAGCCGTGCCAGGACCGCTTTCACCTGTTCGTCGTGTATGACTATGCTGGTTTCCATTTGGCTGTTCCCTGTTTACATCCCGGTGCGAATGCGGTAGTATTTACTCACTTGCTGGCCCGGCGGGGCCGTCCCCTAACCGCCGAGCAAAGGACGTGCGTCTGGACGGAGGCGCATAGCTCTCATTCCCTGCCATACAGCAGCTTCCCCTTTCGGAGGTTGTTGGCCGCGGTCATACCGCCCCGGAAAAAATCCCCGCTCACCCAGACGCCGTCCTGAATCTCCGCGTACATCCCCAGAAGCCGATTCTTGTCCAGCCGTATGACCTTCACATATTTCTTACGCAGCCCGACCCGGCCGGAGACCTCGCTTATCGCGAAATTTACCCATATCTCGTAGGGCTCTTCGAGTAGCTCACGGATAAACGGGAAGTATTCCTCCCGGCCGTCCCATCGCTTGTCAGACTTCGCCAGAATATGGTCCACTATCCCCTGGGTAATCAGCGTTCTTTCCCCGGTCGGATCCGCGATAGATACCGAATCACCGCCAACCGCCCTTCTCAGCGCCTCCCGAAGGCCGGGTTCGGTGTGTTCCACAGTGCCGAGCCCCGCCTTCGGCGTGTCCACCGGCATCTTTTTCGGCCGCCGGTATTCTTCCGGCCCGTCCGGGTTCAGGTCATTCCACGGTCCCGAATCTTCCATGAGCCGCTTCTGAATGCTCTGCCCGTTCGCGGCCTCCCCCACGTTGTAATCCCACCCCTTGTCTATCCCCACCGGCGCTCCGGTCTTGGGGTCGACGGATTGCCAGCCTTCCGGCTCTTCGGTCACCTCGTCCTCGTAGGCCCGGACAGCGCGGCAATGGCAGCCCCAGCCGTTAGGCGGGTAGTGGGTCTTCCAGAAGGCATGGCCGATGGGAAGCGTCCGGCCGTTCCAGGCCAGATGCTGGGGCCGTGGATTCATCACCCCGTCGGCGTGAACGTAGCGCAGATACTCGGCCCCCCCTTCCTGGAACTGTCGCCAGCGGCCCGCCTGATAGGCGGTGGTGATGTTGGTGTCCCAGATCAGGCGGCTGCGCCAGTTTCGCCCCCCCTTGTAGGCCCAGCCGTGTTTATCGACTATCCCGTCGAACTGCTCTCGGAAATCCTTCAGGGACAGCTTGCCGTCGATTGCCTTCTGAACCGCGCCGCGCAGATCCGTGAGCAGGTCCGCCTTCATCGCCCCGGCGACCATGAACCCTCTGGCGTGCTGTTCCTTCCAGAGGTCGTCCCATGCGCTCGTCGAGATGTTCAGCTTCTCTTGAAAGAACCTGGAAGCCTCGTTGAAGGGCAATTTGAAGATGGCGTCGAATTCTTCGGATGTCATTCGCCATTCTCCACGTCAACGCGTCCGGCCATGAATGCCCGCATGGTCTCCTCGGCTACGATCCCGGCCAGGGCCTCCACGCTCATGTCCGGGTAGGCTGCAAGGATGATGTCGGGCAGTTCCTCGATACTTTGCGCCCCGTCGATGCGCTTCTTGAACGCATTGATCCAGGCGTCGATATAAGGTGCGGCGGTTTTGCCCAGACGGTCGGCAAGGGCGGACATAGTAGCCGTGGGGTCGTCTCCCGGTTCGGCAAGGGAAATCCCACCGGCGTCGCCGGCCGCTGGTATGACGCCGCCTTTGGTCAGGTCAAGGGATTCGCCCCCTTTGGCAAAGGGGGGCTGGGGGGGATTTTGCGGTGAGATCTCTATCTCATCCTCCTCCAGGCCATACCGCCTTTTGAAGTACACCGGAGTCAACCGCGCGCCGCTGGCGGCCACGGCGTTGGAGCGCTTCTCGTCCCGTTCGGCAACTGTCAGCTCGTCTTCCTCGTCTTCGGTCTTGACCCACATCTGCGGGTAGCCCTTCGTACCGGGGAACTGGTAGTCCACCAGCCAGCGAACAACGCCGTTCTCGCTGTTCAGGGCCTCGCTCAGCGCGTCCGCGTCGGCCTTGACCAGGTCGCCGCGCACGTCCGCCTGGGCGTCCTGGTTGCCCAGCGCTCCGGGCGTCCCTTCCGTGGTGGCGGTCTGCCCCAGGATCACCACGGTCATGGCGCCGTCCATGTACTCCACCAGTTCCTTGTAGGTGGTGATGGAACCGCTGCGGGCCGCCTCCAGGAGAGACAGGCTCATCCCCTGGGGGAAGATGACGGCGTTGTTTGAATGGACCGCCTGAGCCGCGGACAGGAGGCTGCTTTTCTGTTCCTCGGTCGCTCCCTGCGAATATTCGCCCTTGACCGTCGGCCCGGCGAACTTGTCACAGAACATCAGCCAGAACTTGATGCCGTTCTTCTTGAACCACCAGGGCCAGTACAATTCACGGCCGAGGCCCACGCCATAGGGGGTCTCCACCTCATCGCCGAAGGTGACGTGCTGGAACTTCCGGAGCGGCAGGCCGTCGCGGGTACTGACATTTTCACCCATGGGGTTGTTACGGGTGATAAGCAGGATGTTCCCCTCCAAGTCGAAGCGGAAGCGCCGCTGGTTGCGGTGGCGCATGTCCTTGATGAACACGTCCCCCTCGCTGTACTCCCACATCACCTCGGAAAGAGCGAATCCCTTCAGTGTGCCGCCACGCAGCAGCGCCCGCCGGGCGCGGTCGAAGGGGAAACCGAGGAAGACCTGTTTCACGTACTCGGCCCGCCGCATGTCCTCGGCCCTGTCCGACCAGGGAGTGACCTCCCACTCGCGGCCGATGACCGCCAGCGCCCTGGTGCGGAGCGACGGGCCGATCCGGTCGTCCCGGCTCATGTCGTCATAGACGGTGATGTCGCCTCCGCACTCCAGGTTCAGCACCTTGTCCGGGTTGGCCAGGTGGGTCAGAAATCCCTGAAAGATGTCGAAGTCGGTCGCGGCGCTGGCTATCTCGTCGGTTATGGGTTTTTGCCTGTTAGTTGCCATTTGATATCCTGTGTAGGGGCGCTGCTTGCTGCGCCCTTGTCCGGTTGCTGGATTCGATACGGGGCGCGGCAAGCAGCGCCCCTACGGCGAGGGTCTGTCCCCGTCAGGTCCTCATGTAATTTTTCATCGCTCCGCCGTACCCGGGACGGAGAGGACCGGCGGTCTTGAATTCGATGGGAGCGGAAGGATTCGACCGCGCCATCACCGCCAGGCCTTTTGCCCAGAAGTGGTCCGCGTGGCCGGTCGCTTCTTCCCGGTCGGCGTCGAAGCGGAAGTTGCCCGCGCTCGTGGCTACCTTTTTTACCGTGTGAAGGCTTTGCCGGATTGCTGTGTCCGCCGGGATCCGGTCTTTCTGGTCTTCGAAGCTTTTTTTGATGCCGTTGGCAAGAGCTTCCTTTGCCTTGGGCGTGAACGTAACCGGCTCGACCAGGTGCCCGCCGAACATTTCAAGGGCCTCTTCAGCCAGCTGCATGCCGACCCCGGTCTCGTCAATACAGCCGCGGCGCATGCGCGACAGTCGCAGAAGCGAGAACAGAACCAGGCGCTGCACCCCGAAGGGCTGCTTCTTGAGATCAATGACAGCTCGGGCTCGGGCAACTGCGCTGATATCCTCATCCAGCCAGATGATTGACATATCTCGTCTTCGGGCCACGTCGAAGCCAAGGTATAGATCTCCCGCAAACAGGACATCAGCAAGGATTTCCCTCCCCGCCGTGAAGGGAGGAGGATTCTCCTCGGACTTGTGCTCCTCGTGGAAGTCGATGGCTGCATTGACAAGCTCCTCGGCCCATTGGGGATAGTAGTCGATCCGCACGTCCTCGACGCTCTCTATCAGGTCGTAGGGGAGGAAGGCGGTGGTTTCGTCGATGAACTCGCAGAGGTATTCCTGGTGCCAGGCTTCGTCGTCTGCGAGCGCCAGCCGCAGGTCCTCGGGCTCGATCTCGTTGCCGTCCTCGTCGACAAGGATGAGACCCATGGCCACAGCGTCGAAGATGTCGACCTTGTGCTTTGACCAGCCGCCCCGCTCTCCCTTGACCTCGTGCTCAACACCGTCGAATATCTGAAGGGTCTTGGCGGTCCAGAGTTCGTAGAACTTGTTCTTCTTCCCCATGGGTGTGGAGATGATCCGGATCTTGTAGCCACGGGTGACGGTGGGGAAGAGGGCCTTCCAGATGGCCCGGGAATCCTTGTGAAATGCGAACTCGTCCAGAAGGATATGGGCCGAGTGGCCGCGGGCGGTCGCCGGGTTTGCAGGAAGCCCGATGATCCGGCTGCCGTTGGGAAAAACGATCTCCAGTTGCTTGTATTCCGAGTCGCCTTCCTTGAAGGTCCCTTCCAGCTCGATAACGGCGAGGCCAATGGCGCGCGCGTGCATGGCGGCCGTGGACATGAGCTCGCGGGACTGGCGCTCGCCTGCGGAGAGAAAGACCCACTTGGTCTTGTGCTCGTAGCAGTCGATGACCGCTTCGAGGGAGGTGCCGAAGCTCTTCCCCCCCTGGCGGCTCATCATGCCGATCTTGAAGCGGCTCTTGTCCTCGATCCAGCGTTTCTGGTAATCGGTTAGCTTTATGAGCGGCTCGAAGCCGGGAGGGAATACGGCGCTCTTGTGCTGGTCTCCCGAGGTCGGGATGTGGCTCGGAGTCTGGGCGGCCTTGGCCGCGGCCAGGATCGCATCCGGCCGGATCGTACCCAGGAGGAAGAAGAAGGCGAGGGCCGGGAGGAATATGTGAAGGAAATTATGACGCCAGGCCATAGATCACCTTCTTGATGTAGTCGAGAGTTTCTGGCTTCAGTTGCAGACTGTCGGACTTCTCCACCGCCTCGGCTGCATCCTGGAGCGCCTGCTTCCGGATTTCCGCCTCCCGCTTCACGTTCAAAGTCGTGCTCTGCTCCAGCCGCTGAACACCGAGTGCCAGGGCCTTTACTTGGTCGATGGTGGAGGAAAGAGTTTCCGGGTCGCTGATATCGGCGTCCTGTAATTTCAGCGACAGGTCATAGGCCAGGGTGCGAAGCATCTCGGTGATGAGGAGGCCGAGTTGCCCCTGGGGAGCCGCTCCGAACTTACCGATCCACATCTCGGCCATTTCACGTCCCTGGCGGATTTTGGCGCCGACCTCTTCCATGCGCAGCGCGTAACGGTTCACGCTGGACTTGGTGACGCGGTCACGATGGCCTTCCTCCTCGAGGATCTCATTGATCCGGCGGGTCGCTTCCAGCTGAGTACATCGAGGATCGCGCAGCAGTTCCTGGAGCTGTTCCTTGATTTCGGCAGGCAGCAGGTCTATGGATGACGGTTGGCGGCCCATGCTCACCCCCTCGGGCTCGGGCGCTTGACGCCCGGTACCACGGTGCGGCCGCACGCCACGTCCGCGCCGCGCTGGGTGATGGTGGCCACCATGTATCCGGCGACGTCCTCTATGGTGAGGAGGCCCTGTTCCCGAAGCCAGGAGAGCTGGGTCCGCACGAAGTCGCGGCTGCACTTGTGGCCGAACCGCTCAATCACGGAATGGATGATGGACTCGTTATGGCTGTAACCCAGATCCTGCTCAAGCGCCCGCAGGATGACCAGGCGGATGTCGGTGGTCAACAGATCGGAAAATGCCATTACCGTTTACCTCCCTGATTGATCAGGAATTCGTTTATAAGATCGACGGCCCTGTTGAGGCCGTCCAGTTTGCCGTCCATTCGTTCGAGCTTGCCGACGGCCGTATTCATCCGCTCTTCAAGTCGTGGATGATAGGTACATGATGGCGGGTGCTTGATGTCGTTTTCCAGCTTCATTAGTCGATCTTCAGCCGCGGAAAACCGCTTGTTCGTCACCTTTTCCCGGTTGGTCCACCAGGTATACAAGGTGTTTCCCGCAACCACCGCCAGCACCAGGATGTCGATATAGAATTTCCATGCGGCATAGTTCACAACGCCCTCCAGTGGGTGTGGATTTGTTCAAGCTCGGTTTGGCAGGCTACGCAGCGGGTTGCTTCGGGAACCGCCCGGCGGCGGGCCTCGGGAATGGGTTCGCCGCAGTCGAGGCAAATCCCCCCGTTCGCTTCACTCACACCCCCCTTTCGCAAAGGGGGGTCAACAGTCCCTTCACAGGCTCCGTTTTGACTCCCCCCTTTATGAAAGGGGGGTCGGGGGGGATGTAGGTTTCTCAGCGCCAGCTCCCGGAAAAACTCGTCGTTCGCCTGCGCGCGGTCGATCTCATCTCCCACTCCGGCATTCCTCCAGAGCCTTCAGGAGAAGCTCGTTGTCCTGGTAGAGGCGATCAAGATCCGCCTTCTTTACCTGCGTCGTCTCCCCGCCCTCCACCACCACGTAGCGCCGCGAGCACGCGGTCATGCTGATCAGCGAGGCGAGTATCGACAGCAGAAGGATCTCCTTTGCCAAGCGCTTCGCGGAATTCCTGGATATTCGCTTCATGGTCTTCTCCCTTTTGTCGTTCCCGCCATGACGTCAATCCAGAAATAAGGAACGGCAGCAGATAGGCGGCGATCTGCAGAATGGCTGAGGTGATGGACATGGCGTTACGTCGTGTGCGTGGTGATATTGATTGCGGGCTCCAGCGCCGCAAGCGCTCCGGGTGTGCCGCCTATGGCCATTTCCCCCGTCGCGCCGACCCCGGTAGTCTGCCCGAGTAATGAATGGATAATAGCGTCGGCCTGTTCGCGGCTCACCTTGGGCATTGCGTTGCAGACATAGGCTATTGCCAGGTCCAGCTTCTGCACCCCGGTTAGAGCGCTTTTGGAGCCGACCAACTGCGCGGCCTTTTCCTCGGCAAGGGCTATCCCCTGGAAAGCAAGCCGTTCGATGATGTTGTCCTTTTGCGTCAGGGCCTCGATTTTGTACTTCTGGCCCAGCCGATTGAGAAACAGGCTCAGATACCCCAGGGCAAGGGCCGTGACTAAAGGGAAGATAGTCTCCTTCAATAGCGCGGCCACGGCGGCGGGTGCGGTGGATACGGCGGCCGGGGCGGGATCGGCGGCGAGTGCGGGAACGGCGGTCACGAGGAGCAGCATGGCGAAGATCAACAGTTTTTGCATAGTGACACCTCCTTGGTTGATGTGCATCGGACTAATTGAACGCCGGGACCCAGGGCACGCAGGCGCTGAGTGCGGCGAGAATGATTACCAGGACAATGAGTTTCATGGCGTCTCCGGGTGTTCTTCGAGACCTGCCGGGTTTTGAAAACCCGGCAGGTCTGGATAAAGCTTCCACAAATCAAGTATCCCTTGCCGATAGACCGTCTTACCGTTCACTTTCACGGCCGTGAGCTTTTGACCTCGCGGCGCGTTGTGCGCGAGACCCAGGTGAACCCAGCCGCTTGGGCCGAACTCGTAGATGACCTGGTCGAACTCGGGTACGATCTCGGGGATGGCCCGGCAAACCTCGATGTGTGGTACGCCGGACACCTCGAAGTCGGCGGCCATGGCTATCATGTGGGCCGACGTGAGGGACCCTCCCACGGCCGCATTGACCGTTTTAGAGCGGAAGCAACTGGTGATATGGATGGGCTTCCCGCCGAAGTAGGCCCGGATCCGCTCCAGGGCTTCGGCCACCTTTTCGGCGTTGCGGAGGTATTGGGCCGGGAGGGTGTTGCTCAGGTCGAGGCGGAGGGCCGTGGCGGAGCGGGTGAGTTCTTCCAGGGTGAAATGTTCAGTGATGCGGTGAGACATGGTGACTCCTGTTTATTCATGGGGGCCGGACGATTCCGGCCCCCTCCTGCTATGGGGGCTGGCGCCCCCCGTCATAATCGGCGCCTGCCCAGGATCGCGGAGGCTGGGGTCGCGGGCGCCCTTGGTATTCGGTTTGTGAGAGGGGGAGGACGGGCTCTCCCCCTCTCGCCCGGCTGGCACCGGGTATCACGTTGGCCTCGTTGGCCGTTGTGTTTAAAAGGGGCGAGGCGCCGGGCTCACTCAGCGCCCCGCCTGAATCAAAAGGGGGTTAATCAATGGCGGGGACAACGTAACAGGAAGGCAGAACAGGAGATAGTAAAGGGCTTTATAAAATGAAAGGCCCGCCGGGATGGGCGGGCCTTGAGGGGAGGGTGCTAACGTGCCGCACGAGCGGACAAGCCGCTCAGCGGCGGGGGCCGTTATCGTGGCAGCGGCAGGGGCAGCGCATCAACCACCTGCACACCCCCGGCCACCGCACACATTGTTCATGGGGTGGTTTCCACCCCCGGCAACGCCGGCTGAGTCCGTTTGTGCTCACTCCGCCTCACCAGCGCCACAATCTGATAAAACCGGATCTCCGAGATATTGTGCTTCTTCATCAATGCCAGCTTGGAGCGATAGGAACCGTCCCACCCCATCCAGATCGCGTAATCGCGGCGGCGCAGGTCATATTTCCGGCCGCGGGGAAGATAGACGAACTCGCCCACCCAGGCGTTCTTCACCAGCTCGGTGACGGCATCCGGGAGTGCCGCATCAAACGGTATTTTCATATCGCCGAGTATGACCGCCGTCTTCTCCCGCAGCGCGGCGAGGCAAGTCTCTTCTATTCTGGCCGGTTCGGAAGGGGCGGGCTCGGCAAAAAGGGTCCCGCTTCCCGGCTCCGGCTGTTTTGCTCCGGTCCGTCCTTTCGGAGTGTAATGCCGCCTGCCTCCCCACTCGGCGCGGATATATTCGGTAACGGCAAAGGCCGCTTCGCGGGCTTTCGTCTCGTGAATACCTCCCTCGATGAGGACCTCGGCAATCTTCGCCCACAAGTCTTCCAGAAGCTCCGGATAGCCGTCCATATTGTGTAATGCGGTATTCATTACTTCCTCCAAGGGCGCGGCAAGCAGCGCCCCTACGTCCTCAACCCTTTCCGCCTGGCGTCATAGGCGAAGGCTTGGACGATCTTCATCAGATCTTCCGGCCCGCATAATTCCAGCGCGTCCTTTTTGCACATCCGTTTTGCCATGGCCGCTGCATAGGCCCACGGAAGGCCTCGATCCGAGAGAAATGCCTCAATCTTGTCCAAGAGCGCAGCGCGCTCGGGAACTTCCATGTTGCGCGGTTTTCCAGGGTAGGGGCGCTGCTTGCTGCGCCCGTCTCCCCCGCACAGATGATCCAGCACAGCCCGGCGGGCCTTGGCGTCCAGGTCGGCGGCCGAATCGACGCCGGCGACGTTCTTGAGCATGAGTCGGTAATCATCCTCGGACAGCCCCTTTTCCGCCTTGGCGATGTGGATTTTGGCGAGCTCGGCCCGGCGGCGATCTTCGGCTGTGGCCTGTTTTTTATTCCATTTTCTATTCCGCGTTGAAGCCATGTTCATCACCCCTTCCTCGTGCTCTTCGGCCCCCAGTTTTCCAGGAACGATCCGATCATCATCCGCACCCGGAGCACATTCTTTTTGTGTTCCTCGGCGCTCACCTTCGGTGGCGGCAATTTCATCCGCTCGGGACGGGGCGGCATCAGTTCTATAACATCCAGCGGCGCGGGCCATTCTCGGATGCGGCCGAAGATCAGGTCGAACGCGGCGCGGATGCGTGGTTCGTCAAGTTCCCGGATGAATACCCGCTGCCTAAACGCCCTGAGCCAGATGTCGGCGATGAATTCCATGGTATCCTCCGCCGGAGCGTTTTTGAGCCGCAGGGCCATGAGCGCCTCCAGACCGTCACCGACCGCCCGCCGAACCCAGCCCATCAGCTGTTCTTCCAGTTCTCCAGGCGACCGATGGCCCTGGCGGTTTTGGAAACCCCTCCCGGCCTCCCCGTATCAGGGGAGGAATCCATCACGTCGCTTCCCCCCTGATAAGGGGGGATTGAGGGGGGTTGATTCTCCAGCACCCTCTTCAAGTAATTGTGCCCCTTCAGCGGCCGCACGTCCCCGGCATCCCGCTTCTGCCGCAGCGCCTCCACCGTCTCCGACAGCGCCGCCGCAAGCTGTGCATTGTCGGATGACAACTCCATCACCTCACGAGCCAGGCGGAGCATTCGCTCATACGCCAGCGCCCGGGTAGCGGGACGGAACAGCCCGAGATAAACGACCATCGGACGGGCCAGCGGGCCGAGTTCGGCAAGAAATGCCGCGAACTCGCGCCCGGCGGCCTCTTCCATGGCCGCCTCCAGGTGAAAGATCGTATGGCAGCAGGGGCAGGTGAGTTTCATCCGACTACCTCGAGCAGCTCGATACTGGAAAAGGTTTTCTGATAGTGGCGCCGGATCGCGGTGGCAGAGGGCCAGATGGCGGAAAAGAGCTGGATCTTTTCGTCAGGATTGAGGCCCATGCTCTTTTTTAACCATTTCGGAGTCTTTCTTATCTCCTCCCGGGTCTTTGCCGGAAGCAGATATCGTGAGAATGGTCGCATATAGCGCCGTTCAGGATGCTCTTCTCGGGGTGAAAGCCATGCCCCCTTCATATGGCCGTCGACATAGGTGACGACTCCTAGAGAATTTTTGGACACAAGCTGTCTCTGAAAGGTGACCTCACGCCCGTCAACCATGAGCTTGGCATAGCCATATGTCCCGCCCAGCGCCTTCTCAACCCTTGCCCAGTCTTCTTTCGTCATCGGCCCACCCCTTTCACCCTTCGCAGTTCAACCGGTTCCGGCCAGCTCTGCACCCCTCCCGGCATAATCTTCCTGTCAATATCAACGGAATCCCGACACTTCGCAGGCCACTTCATGATCGGCAGAGGGTGATCCGGGTGCAGGCAATGCCGTTGCAGACCATCCCAGCCGAAAAACGTGCACTCCCCGCAGCTCACGCCGCCTCCGGCGGCGGGTCGGCCAAGGTTACCAACTGCTCGACCAGCGTATACTCGAACCGGTCCCGGCCGATCTGCCTGCACTCGATGCGGATCCCGTTCATCCTGAGCTCGGCGATTGCGGAGTTCACGGCGCAAACCTCCGCGGCCCGGACAATTTCCATGGTGCTGTGCGGGAGCCCGTCAGACAGCACCGCCAGCACCCGGCGGAGACGGTCGGAGTTCTCTATCCGCGCAAAATGGATGGTTCCGGTTCGGTTCATGGTGCCCCCTCTCTCGCCAGTCGAAACCGCTTGATGTCCAGTTTCGTGATAGCCAGAAACGTGTCCCGCAGTTCGGCAGGCATGTCGCCGTAACCGTGCTGGTTCATGTACAGCAGTTCAGCGCGGCTGATGAGCATCAGGTTGGACGGATCACAGTTCGTGCGGCAACCGTCTTTGAATGCCACCACCATGCCCTCCGGAACGGGGCCATAGGTGCATTCCCAAACCCATACATGCTTCTGTTTGAACCTGGTCGGAAATCCGGTATACGGGTTTCGTTCCGGGACGCTGATCCAGACGAATCCATCCTTGGAGTCGATACGCTCGGACCAGAGCCGCTTTTTGTTTGCCGGCAGGTTCCCATTCTTGAAGCTGCCCTTGTTGGCGCCGGTCAGCCCCTGACCTTTCGTGCCGGAGTTCCAGGGTTGATGCCCCTTTTCAAACCTGCCGGTCCGGCCGGATACAATCCCACGATTGTGGACAAACGAGCGGATCTGCCGGATGGTTTTTGAATCATTGAACTGCGCGTTGTAAATCTCGGTAAGCTCAGCAAGACTCCGCCCGGCATAGTTCTCCAGGAGGAACCGGGCCTGTTCCGGACTATAGATGCGCGGCCGTTTTCCTGGGTTCCCTCCAGGTCTTCTGCCGGATTTGATTTTGTGATTGTTCAGTGCGCTCCGGATCTGACTACACGTCCTCTGGCACCCAAAATGCGCGTTGAATGCATCGGTAAGTTCCTGGCGGAGCATCAGGGGGTAATTCGTGCGCAGGAAGTCTAGCTGTCCTTCGGTGTACCGGGTTCGTGCGATATTCCGATCATCTCCGGTATGTCGCGGATGCTGTCCCCCAACGCCTTTTGAGCCTCCAGCGCCAATTTTGCGTTCTCCACAATTATCTTCCCGACTCCCGTGACCGCCCGGGACCGCTCGATTTCCTCGTTGAGTTTTTCGCCGGTGAGCGTCTCGTCCGAAAGCCTTTCCATCTGCGCAAACAGATGATCGTTCAGGTCGATGAGTTTGTTTTTGGTCTTTGCCATGGTCATTCCTCCTCAATTTGAATTGAACCAGCGCGTAGATTTTCGCGATGATTTCAGGCGATATGCAGGATGACGTTTTCATGATGTCCCTCGTTAACCGGTTTGACCGTTCAAGTGCGGGCCGGATACGCTCCGGCCCTGTCTTCAGCAGTCAAACTATCAGCCGATTTCATCCCATCGCGGCGAAGCGGAAATTGACATCAACTTTCGCTTGAAGTGTCTTGCTTCCCATCACCTCACCTCCACCGAAAGCTCGCTCGTCTCCATATCGCGGAGCACCTCAACCACGAGCGCCTCTCCCATCAGGTCGCTGACCGGAACGTCATCCACCATCCCGGACAGGGCGCTCCGCAGCGCTCCGACCGTCTCTATGCCTATTGTTTCGCGTTCTGTCCTCTTCATCACGTCACCTCCATAAACGGATTCTTCAGGTAGTGCCGCAAAAACACCGGCATCTTCGGTACCTCGACATCGTCATTATCCGATGCCTGTAAATGAATAGCTCCCGCCCAGTCAACAGCCTGCAACCGCTGTTCGGCGTTCCACCCGGCCACAACCGCCTCATCGACCGTTACCCCGACCAGGGACAGGATCGATACCGTTACGCCTTCGTCAGGGACGTCGGCGGCGGTGGGCTTCCCCAGGTCTTGCAGGAAGGTGTTCGGGGAGAGAAGACAGAAGAATGATTGTCTGCAACCGGGGCAGGTAAAGGCTACCTCGATCCCGTCGAGGCAGGGGCACGGCTGTACTCTGATATCGGATTCTTCAACGGTTCCAGTGCATTTCGGGCATTGCATTGCGTCCCCCCTATTTCGCCGTATCCAGGCTGATCTGTTGATATTCGCCCCGTGCGTCTCGTTCGTAGACCCTCAAGTACGCCTTCGAACCCACCGTCTGAAGGCTTTCAGCGATGGCGGTCATGGCCTGCCGCCATGTTTCGTCCTCGATGTCAAGCCGCCGCAGGCGCAGGATTCCTCTCACATTGACCTTGCCCTGCTTGTCGACCTGGAAAACGTCGTTGACCAATGCTTGCAGGTTGGTATTGCCCCCCTCGCTCCAGCGTTTCAGACAATCATCGATGAGCTCCTTTGCTATCTGCAGGCGTTCGTCGAATACAATGTACTCTTCTGTCGCTCTGACGACCCTGTACCGGCCGTCATAGCTGGTGAGGGTGACGTTTCCCTTGCCACCGCCCCGTTTAACACCGAAGCGCTCCCCGGAGAGCTCAACAAACGCCTCGATATCGGCCATTGCATCGACCTTGAACCGGCTTACCACCTGGTGTGTGCTGATCGCGCCTGATACGATTCCTCGCACCAGGTCATCGCGCAATTTATCGATCTCCCGGACCTTTTCGATCGGCATGAGCGCGCCGCGGCTGTCTTCCATGTATCCTTCGGGTATCGCCATCCTTCGTCTCCTTTATTTCGTCTTTCGACGGCTTTTCAACTGCTGTTTAACGTCCGTTGCATCCCTCTCCACTTCGGCCAGAATCTCGGTTGTCCTGGCATCGAGCCACGCCTTTTCCGCCAGATATCGTCCCGTCATTGCCTCCATGTTCCGGTAATGCGCGGTCCAGGTCTGCCAGATAGACCCGGCAGAGCAACCGATCACCAGGGCGACCAGTACCAGCGTTATCGCGGCCGGGGCACTCATGCCCAGCCCTCGCGCCGGATAACGAATACCTTGTGGGATGGAACGGCAACGTAACTCCGGGGCAACGTACCCGCTCCGATCCCGGTAAACCTCGGCGGGGCCAGGCAGCCGCTCATGACCAGCTGCACCGCCAGGGACGCGGCTCGCTTTGCCTGTTCTTTCCTTGCCTTCCGGTATTTCAGCCAGTAAATCAGGTTCCGTATCAATCTCTGTTTCTTCATCTCGAACCTCCTCTTTCGCATATACGGCAGGCCATCCAGATATCCGCCCTGCTGGTGCTGAAGCCTTTTTTCCGTTCCTCGGCGCAATGGCCGAGCGGGATTTCACCATGAACCGGGCACTCGACGATGGTAGCCCCGAACTCCTCATCCACCAGTTGCAGGATAATTTCAGGATTTGGATACGTCCCCTTCAGTGTCTGGTTGACCGCGCTCGCCGACCTGCCGATCCGCCGGGCTATCTCGGCCTGCGGCATCTCGTTCGACAGTCTGACCAACAGTTTCATCTGGTCATCAAGGCTCATTCGGCGCCTCCCGACCAGACCACCTTTTTCAGATTCGGGTCATAGACCTGCTTGACCCGCTGCACCATGGGAGGGCGCGGACCGGTGTATCGGGAGAGGAGGAACCGGTAACGGGCAAGGACGCCGCCGCCCTTGCGGTGGCCCGGCTTGCCATTGGCAACCATGGCCAGATAGCCACCCTTGTGCAGATAATGGATGTAACTCTTGGCGCCGGCCTCAGTCACCGCTACCGTCTCGGTGGACGCGTGGACGGCCAGATCCAAGGAGGAGAACTCGCCCAGGACCTTCATCACCAGCCACATCTGCTCCTGGCCTTTGCCCATGGTAATCTCGCTGCCGTCTTTGCGCACTTGCGGCGCTTCAACGCCGCAATCTTTGACGAGTTTGTACGTCACCGCGACTTCCTCCTTGACGAAAGGGGGTTCAGGGAGGGATTTCTTCAGGTACCCGGCGGCGGTCAGGCCGGTCACGTAATCCCTGACTTGCTCGGCGCTGCACCGGGTGTCGCCCCGCAGTCCCGCGAGGTTGAATGACCGCAGCCTGCGGATCGTCGCCCAGATAGCGTCGCGGGTCTCCAGCGGGCGTCTCTTGTCAACGGCTCTCTGGCTCATATCACCTCCCCTCCGGCGCGGCGCCGGTGTACATGGTGACCCCGCGCAGCGAGTCCATGGTGATGCGATCGAGCCCCATGGACAGCGCACGTTCCTGTGCCAGCTCCAGGTTGACGCAGATGCGGCGCACGCTCCCCTTGGCGAGCCCGTGTATGTGGGCGACAGCCTCTTCATCCGCCGGGACCCTGCGACAGTAGAATTGGGCAAGCACCAGGGCGTCATCCAGATCGGCGGGCTCGGCCCGTGTGTTTTCCAGGATGCGGCCGGAAAAACGCTCCCACTTTTTAAGCTTCAGGGGAAGTTGTTCTTCTCCGATGATCATCACCACGCCCTTGCTCCCGTCGTAGATGTCCCGGACGATTTCCACAGTGGCCTTTTCCACGAGAAAGTCCATTTCATCGATGATGAGCGGCCGGCTGGAGGTGGCAAGCTGCTGGCACACCTGGTCGCACATGTCGTATAGCGCTTTTTCCGGAATTATTCCCATGTCCAGCAGGATGTCGTTCAGGAGCTTCTTTCTTGTCCAGGTCGATTTACACTCCACGTAATAGGCCCGATGCTTGGCCCTGAGATATGACGCCGCCGAGGTTTTTCCGTAGCCGCTCCCCCCGTAAAAGCAGAGCATCCGGGGCAGATTCGGGGACGTGGCCATCGCCCTTTGCATGGCGTATTCGGCCCGCGCCACGTTCGCCAGCGCGGCCACCGTCTTGACATCGCTTCCCTTTTGTTGCATGATCCCTCCTGTCTTTGTTTTCCCCATGAAGTTCCCCCCTGTAAAAGGGGGGGCAGGGGGGTGAAGCCGCGCGCCAACGCGGCTTTTTTATTTCGTCATTACCCCGAGGTCCGCTTCCACTGCTGTGAACGCCATGCAGAGGGCGCTCTGGCCGAATCCCTGGTAGAATTTGTAATCCTCTTCGCTGATGATCTCCCCCAGGGCAAGCCTTTCCTTCAGCCCCTTCCACCGCTTGTACATCTGCCTGTCGCTCTCCACCTCGATCCGGGCCACCTTGCCCTTGTTGGCCTCCAGCTCGGCCTTGAGCTGTTCGCGCCTTTCCAGCACCTCCGGCGGCAGCGGTGCGGGGGCGGCGGGTTTCCCGTCCAGAGCCAGACCGGCCTCGGCCGACGCGACAAGCGCCGGGGTGGTGTACTCGATGGCGGGCCGGGGGTAGTAGGCAATATGCTTTGGCGCTTTGTCCTCGCGGCAGGAAAGGACGATCTCGGCGGCGGACTTGCCCCGCAACTCCTTCTTGGACTGCCGCTTCAGTTCCGCCGCTCTGTCTTTCAACTCCTTTTGATATGCCTTGGCCTTGGCCGAGACCTCTGCGCGGGATATGTCGATAATCTCCGGGCATACGGCGATGCAGAGGAACTCCATCACCCCGGCTTCATTCTCGATCTGGCAGACCACCCGGCCCACGTCCTCGGTGGTGAAGCAGCGGACCCGCTTGCCCACGCAGCCGCCGAAAGCGGGGGCGACGTAATTGAAGGTGTCGATGTCGAAGCCGTTCTTGGTGACGGTGCGCCAGCCATTGCGCCCCGCGACAGGCGACAGCAGCACGTCCAGCGCCCGCTCGTCGCTGATGCGGTGGATGTCGTGGGGCCATTCCGATAGCGCCTGGTTGGGCGACTTGCCCAGGGACGAGTGGATTCTGTCGTGGTAGGAGGCGCACCACCGGTCGCAGAACTCCTGGAATTCGGCGGAGGTCATCTTCATCTCGATGACTTCGTCCCGCTTCATGAGGCGCTTTGCGAATGATTCCCGTGATTCTATGGCCTTGCGCTCGGCCACGTTGTGCCCGCAGTAGCCCGGCAGGTGTTCGACCAGGTCGTGGGAAAAGGTGTGGAAGGCGCGCTCGATGAAGGGCTTTTCCTCGCCGGAGAATGGACGGCAGTAATGGAGTTCTATCTCCAGGTCCCGCATGCAGCGCTGAAAGTGCTCGGCGACGTAAGTCTTGCCGTTGTCGCAGCGCAGCTCCCCGCCGACAGGCACACCCCAGTCGAGCAGGGCGCGGCGCACGGTGGCGATGCCGTCCACGGCCCGCTCTGTGTGGGAGACCTGGAACTTCAGTCGGCGCGTGCCCACGTCGATGATGCCGATGATCTTGTGGCGGCCGTCAGTGAGCAGCAGATCCGCCGGGGTGGCGTCGATCTCCCAGCGCTGGTTCGGCCCGGTGATCCCCTCGGCCGCGTCGCCGAAGGCGATAGAGAAGTCTCCCTTGGCCTTGTCCGGGTCCACAATATGCGCCCACTCGAAAGGATGGGCCTGTATCCAGGCCTCAATCCAGCGGCCCACGCTCTTGACGGAGACTCTCGGCCCGCCCTTGCAGACGGCGAACATGTATTCATGGGCCTTTTTGGGCGACTGCCGCACATGGGGATCCTTGACCATGATGGTCAAAAGCGCGGTGACGTAGGGTTTCACCGGGCGGCCGTCTTTGTCCTCGCCGGTCACGTAGGTCTCTATCTTGGACTGCCCCTTCCGGTTGCCGTAACAGTCCACGAGCCCCATGGCGCCGAGCTGCTGTTCGTCTCTCAGCCAGCGGGACAGGGACGTGTCGCTGAGGTCTGGAATCTCGGCCCTTACCGAGTCGCCGATCTCGATGCGGCCCATGGTGTATTCGTAGGAGAAGACCTTGAGCCCCGGAGTCTTGGCAAGGCCGGAGACGGAAAGAAACGTCTCGAACGCGCGGATGATGGCGAGCTTGGCCTCCGCGCCCTTCCGCTGCCACTCGGGCAGACGGTCGAAGGTGGCGAGGCTCTGGATGCGGGCCGCGAAGCGGCGGGCCTGGAGGTCGGCCTTTTCATCCTTCCACCCTGATTCAGGGGGAGATTGAGTGGGGGTGGAAGGGGCGCGATCAGCGTTGCGGCGCTCGTTTACGTGCTGTCGTGCGAGGTATGCGCGGGTTTCGGCAGGAAGGGAGGAGAGGGCGTATTCGCGGCCACCGCCACGACCGGAACGTTTCCGGAAAGACCAGCTTTCACGCTCGGCTTTCTTCTGAACGCCACGTTCTGTTGTAGGCATTCCGGGCAGTCCGGCCAGCTCTTTCGCGGGGCAGTACATTTCTCCCTGGTCCATTATCTCGCTCCCCGGCTCTGTCTGCGCTGTTTGCGTTTTAACGCCGCTATTCGGCTGGTTATTTCGCGTTTCTGATCTTCCAGCTCGTCTATCTGGTACTGGTAGCTGTTGGAGAGACTGACTTTTGCTAACTGCCAATTGCGAAGCCTGATTTTTACTTTCGCTTTCAATGGCAGGTCTCCTATGAGGTATTTATTACCTCCGCCTTGTATCCGCTCGCCTGTAGGCCGCCATCCTTGCTTTTTGGCTTTCTTTAGAACTGCAACTCTGGATATTCCCAGGGCATTGGCTATTTCTGTCGTGGATACGCTATCTGGTCGCTCCATGGGTGCGCTCCTTAAAACAATTAGTTATTTATTCCCCTCCAGTTCCTGCAGAAACAATTGCCGTTTGCGTTTTTCCGCCTGCAGTTTCCTCGCTTCCTCGTCCAGCTTCTGAATCTCCGCCCTGAGCGCGTCCGGGCCGGGCAGGGTGTATACCCCCGCGGCCTCGGCCTGGATGCGGATGAGTTCTATGTCGCCGGTGGCTACGCAGAAGGCCGCGTAGAACCGCCCCGGCATCTCGTGCGGATGCGAGGACGAGGTCCAGTTATTGATCATGGTGAGGGTCACTTTCTCGCCGGTAAGTTCGCTCATCTCGTCGGACAGGCTTTCCCGGCTCTTGCGGACGGCGGCGATGGCGTTCTTGATCGCCGCGTTGATCCGGGCGGACAGGTTGAGGCGGGCCGGACGAGACTGCTCTCTCTCGGCATGCTCGTGGCGCAGCAGGTCGAACAGGTTCATTTGATTAGCGTCGCTGACTAATTTTTTCTTAACCTTCGTCATTGCGGACCCGTGAAAAATCGTTTATATTCACTTCCGTAATACATTCCATCCCCGGAATGTCATGCGGCATAACGGTGCGGCCAAAGACGCTTGCGGCTGATCCCCAAATCGGCGCTAATCTCGTCGGCGATCCTCGGCGGCGGCGATAGCACGCACTTCCTGACCGCCTGGCGGGTAATGCCTATCCGGCGGGCGATCCGGGCGAAGGAAGACTTTTTCAGTCGGAGCTGGTACTGGATCCAGAGGCTGAACTCCTCTGGTTTTTTTGGCGGGCGTGTTGTTGTCATGTGTACTGACCTCATGGAAAGGAGTCTAAAATGGACGAAAAAATCTTTTCACATGCCGTAACTATCGCGGCGGCATTCATCGCCAACGGAGACATCCGTTGCGGCGGATCTACTCGCGAAGAGTCAACGGCTATGGCGCAATTAAGTGATCTTCTCCCGACGTTGTACAAGGTGATTGCTGAGGCGCGGGAGAGTGTGAAGGCCGGGTCTTAGGGACATAAACCATGCGGCCTCCTTCTCCGGAGGGGTGATTCTTCGGGACATATACCGTGCAGCCAAAACATGAGGATTCCTTCTTGATTCTGTTCATGGTTTCTCCTTTGGAAAATTAGAAGTTGCGTCATAAGTCTCTTGTTTGTTGGTTAACAGCACGGTTGATTAGCTCTATAAAATCGCTGCACTTGGTGAGCGGGTGGCCGTAAGGATCGCGGAAGTCGTACCAATCGAAGAGAGTAACCAGTTCCTCCGTCGTCATGGCGGAGACCTGTTTGTCGCGTGGGGGTATGCATGGATCGTCGGCGAGTGTCATCGTCTAATCTCCATTCTGTCGGGTATGAACCCGAAACCGCTACACTTGAAGTAAAGTTCCATAGCGGTGGAATTTATCAATATTTCAATGTGCCGGTTGAGCGATATGAAGGCCTTATGCGGGCCTCGTCAAAAGGGGGTTATCTGGACTCATATATCAAGGGTCGTTTTCGCTACCGGAAGGTAGGTTAACCCCCTCCCCTTTTTTTCATCCGGCGTGTTGTCCCGGAAACAATTTAAATCCGTTTATAACTCCAAAACGGAGTCTAGTCAACCAATAATTTCATTTCGGAGTTTAAATTTTCTTATGATGTGTCATAATCTTCGCAAAATATCGAATATATTTGATAAAATGAACTCCGAAACAGCCGTGTTCATTTCGGAGTTCATTTCGGAGTTTAGGCAATGAACTCCGAAATAAAATTACCCGGTTTCAAATCTAGGCTGGAATCAATTATTGGTGAAGAGCAACCGTTTAGTTGGGCGTCACGAATTGGTATTCCTAGCGCAACATTTAATAGGATGTGGAATGAGGGGGTCCCTCCAAAGGCCAACCATTTAGCGCTAATTGCTAAGAAAACCGGTTATTCTATAGATTGGTTGCTAACAGGTGAGGGGGATGTAAAACGAAGTGAAGCGATCGCTAATATCCCAGAATATAGCGTTGCTAAAGACCTTGGCGAAGATTTCGTTCTGGTGCCGCGATATGAAGTTATGGCCAGCGCCGGAGGCGGGGCAATGGTCCACAGTGAGCAGGTTGTGGACCATCTGGCGTTTCGTTCTGAATGGGTCAGAAATGCCTTGGACGTATCGGTAAAGGCTCTCGCGTTAATAAGCGTTAAGGGCGATAGTATGGAACCTACCCTGTCAAATGGAGACTTGATCCTGGTCGACACAAGTACGCAAAAGATTGATGACAACGCAATTTATGTATTAAGATTCAATGGTTCTCTACTTGTGAAACGAATACAGAGAAAATTTGACGGATCCGTGGTTATTAAGTCGGACAATCAAGCATATGACCCGGAAGTGATTATTGGAGGTGCAATCGAAGAGTTGCATATCGTTGGCAGGGTTGTCTGGGGTGGGCGAAGGATGTAAGTCAAATTCGGTATATGGATCAGGAGGAACAATAATGAGTTATACAAATCAATCGACTCAACAAAGATTCCCTTTCCCATATGACACAGTATATCGAGGGCTTCTTAGGGTTATATCAAACCTTGGAATGGATATTGAGGATCATGACAAAACCATTGGAAGGATAAAGGTTTATACTTCTATTTCAATGCTATCCTGGGGTGAAAATCTAACAATTATTGCTGAAAAAATTGACGATTCGTCCACGTTGGTTAAAATTGAATCATCTCTCGCCGTGAGCATAAACGTGGCCGGAGCGTACAAGCATCAACAGAATTTCGAACAGATAATCAGTTCGCTCAGCAAATTGTTACGACGAAAATCTGAACTGATTCAGGACTACTGCATGCAGGAGAATAAGTAGGTGGTCTGCAATGAAAACGATCCTCCTTTTAACAATGCTTCTTATCCCTGTCGCAGTCTTTGCGGGAGGTCGCGGCCATAGTTTCGGTGGCGGCCGAAGCTACAGCGGACATCATGGCGGCCTCAACACCGGGCCAGTCCATGTGGAAGGGTACACTCGCCGGGATGGAACGCATGTCTCCCCTTACTATCGTTCCCGCCCTTACCACCATTACCGCGGCTCCACCGGCCAGGGCTTCGATTTTTCCGCATATCCGACCGGCTCCTACAGCCCGGACCCGCCCGACTTTAAATATCATTCCATCACACCGGCGGGCACACCTCAAGACGTTTACACCTGGACCGATGCATCCGGGACGGTTTATTTCAGCGATACACCGCCCGCCGGTAAAATGCGCTGATAAGTTGCCTGATTCGGTCACGTGACAAACTGCCAAACCATGTGACGATAAACAAGTTTTCCACGAATCCCATGTGTCCGCTACGATCTCAGTACAAGCCGCCGAAATCACCACAAAGCCGCACCATGACCACGATCCCACAATATCACAGCCATTCCCGCAATTTCCCGCATTTTCACTTTGACGTCACACCATCTGGCTCTTCACAATTACCGTCTTTTGCATCCGTTTTTGGTGAAATGACGGGCTTCGACAGGTGAAACTCAATGCCGACAGCAGCTCAATCATTCATTGTCGGGCGGGAATTTACAGGGCACAGCATTGTGTCGACTCGCGTGCCGAGGCTACGGCGTCGGTCGGCTTCCGAAGTCTCCGCACCAGGTCCGGCAGGATTCCCAGCACGTAGTCCACGTCTGCGTCGCTGTTTTCTCTTCCGAGGGAGAACCTGATGTTTCCCACCACGGTTCCTGTCGGGCTCCCCATGGCCTTCAGCACGTGGGACACCTTCAGCGCCCCGGAACTGCACGCGGAACCGGAGGAAACGGCAATCCCGGCCTGGTCCAGTCCGGAGAGGAGGGCATCGGATTCCGCATGGAGAAACGACAGGTTGAAGGTGTTGGGGAGGCGCAGGGTCGGATGACCGTTGCGACGGACATCGGGAATTGCGTCCAGGATGCCCTGTTCCAAGCGGTCGCGGAGGCTTTTCAGGCGCTTCGACTCTTCATCCATGGTTTTCCCGGCGATTTCGCATGCCTTGCCGAGGCCGACGATGCCGGCCACATTCTCGGTCCCGCCCCGCCGATTCTTTTCCTGCGGACCGCCATGGAACAGGGGGGGCAGCCTGACACCCTTCCTGATGATGAGGGCGCCGACACCGAGGGGGGCGGAAAGCTTGTGCCCCGAGATGGACAGCATGCCGATACGCGCTTCCCTGACGTCGACGGGAATTTTGCCGATCGCCTGCACCGCATCGCAGTGGAAACAGACCCCGTGACGCTCCGCTATCTCGCCTATCTTCCGTATCGGAAAGATGGTTCCGGTCTCGTTGTTGGCGAACATCACCGAAATGAGAATGGTCCGCTCGGTAATGGCGGCTTCCAGGGCATCCAGGTCGAGCATGCCTTCCCCGTCCACATCGATGCAGGTGACCTCGCATCCCTGATTCTCAAGATACAGGCAGGGGGTAAGGACCGACGGGTGTTCAACCGTTGTGGTGATGATATGATTATTCTTGGATCTCCATGCAGCGGCCGTACCCTTTATGGCGGTATTGTTGGACTCCGTTGCGCAGGAGGTGAAAACCACCTCGGAAGGGTCGCAGTTCACCAGGCGGGCTACCCGCTCTCTCGCCCCTTCGATGGCAGTTTTTACCCTGCGTCCCGCCCAGTGGGTGCTGGAGGGATTACCGAATCGGGTGCGAAAGTAGGGGAGCATCTCTTCAAGCACTTCCGGATGTACTGCGGTCGTTGCGTTGTTGTCCATGTATACTTGAGTGAACATCTTCTCTTCCTTTCCTTTGGTTTCGACACGCCGTTCGGGGGGCGCCAT